GTTGTGATCCTTACACAAAGGGCACGGCTGGTAAGTTAGGGCTTGCGCGCTAACAGACCGCCCACGACCTCATCCCAAAGGAAGAGGTGCGCAGGTGTTGCCGTTACTATTGACGGATTGAACCGACACGTGCTGTGCACATATCGGCTCCTCACAGCTGTACTGGAAACCACCGTTGCGGCAGGTCCGTACAACTCGAGCTCCCTCAGCTTTGCGGCGTATAGGAGATATACGCCAGTCCTTTTGGGAACTTCGCACAGAGGATGGCTGCTCGTTTGGCTTTTGTTCAAAAACCATAGGAACAACGACCTCCATCCATTAGTCTTGCGACTATCCTGCACGGTAGTGTAGCCTCTGAAGACAGGTTGCCCAAACATTGCGTTAGGGCGTCCACCAACAGTTCTACGTCTATCCGTGGATAGCTTCCCGCTGCGCCACGCTCGATTAGGTGTTATAAACACGCCCGAGCGAGGATCTTCATTCCATGGAACTAAGCGCAGCTTCAACCTCTGGACCTCCGTATATGCCCAATCCCAGACGGGACCTGGACACAGAGCGGCAGAGATTAAGCCATTCAGTGCATGTGACATTCCCGCGCGGTCTGTCTCTTTTGGACAGGAACGCAGGTAGAAGGGGGTAATGAACTCCCCCTTGTAATAGTCACAGCCACAGGACTCGCGGAATCTGGAGTCCGGATGGTAAAACGACTTTGCGTCGTTAACACTGAAGCCAAGGAAGCGTAACAGCCGTACCAATTGAGGTACAAGTTCGGTTTCGAGCGCAATGTCGTCACCGTACACAGCGTACTGTCGAGAACCGACAGCACGGCAGGCTGCAGTGAAGATAAGGGTTTCCAGCGTGAAGGTATAACCATTTCCCATGGAAGAGAACTTGGCATATTCGCCTTCACCCCAGGGGGCCTTATACGAAGAAGAGCGGAATGAGCATAGAAGCTTAAACCACTCCGTTGGTGTCGTTAACGCTACAGCGTTATAGCTGCATGTATCCGACGCCATGACCAGGTCCACGGTCGCTATGGTTCCGTCAATGGATCCACGGCGTGCCGCTTCTTGGTTCTTCGCCTGGGAAGACAAGTCAATCCCCCATCTGCGCAACTTGGATTTAAACCAAGCATCCAGCGCGAGCTGAAATGGCAGTATGGAGGACGGCTCTTTCGCTATTGTGCGATGCGTCTCCCAGTTCTTCAAAACGACATCGATGACGTTGTTGTTCACGATGTCATATTTACAGGAGGATAAATCCACGCCCATCTCTGAGAGTAGATTCGCGATGTGAGGAATAGCCGCTCGGGGCCCCCGCAACTTTCCACTAACTTTAAGGAAAGGTAGGGAGCGCTTACGGCTTCGATCCTCGGTTGCTCCGTTGGTAAGTCGGACGAGACTCGGCATTGCGCTGAGAAAGTCCTCTGTGTCACCAAGCAGGTACGCAATGTCCTGCTCCATCGACTGGATTAACTTGCCCAATTCCGGATCAAGACGATCTGGATGCAAGTAATACCAATCCAGACGACGGTTGGTAATCCGACAGATGGTTTCGCCTCGCTCGAAGTTCTTCTGAGCGGCGGCGGTACACCTATCATCGTCAGTGAAGGCCTCGTTCTTCTTGAACAAGGCCCCAATCTGTCTTGCGACAAGCACTGACCACAGTTCTGAACCGCACGAATACTCGCGGTCCTCAAGCTTACCAAGACCGGCCAATGACGCAACGTCACGGGCACGTATCATCCCCGAGATCCGAAGGACCTCTGGGTCCTGGGGAGGGAGCAGATGGTTGAGCAAATATCTCGCGGCCCGGAATGGGTCCAACCTCGGGGTCTTCCGCTTGGAATTCCCAGAGTATCGAGAAGGTGTTGTCATCATGATATTCACCTTTTGAGGCAGAGTCAGCCCAATTCAGGGCCATAGTCCAGGTAGGAGCGCACTTCAGAAGCGCGATCCATATACAGCCAAGCAAGGCCAGCACCATTGCGGTGCTGGCCCAACGAAGCTTACTGGACATACGTCTGGGAGTTTACCATTGCGGTAAATTCGTCTGACGCGACAAAGTCACGGAAGGTCGCAAGGGCCGCCGTAACATCAGCACTCTGCCCGTTCGCAGGAAAGCGAACGTTTGCCTCCATCACTATTTTGGACGCCAACGGATTAGCGTCAGCATCCTCAGTACCGTAAACGACCATCAGCGTGGACTGGGAGTTCGCACTGGTAGTCGCCGGGACTTTCCGCTTCTGGATAACCAGACGCGGGTCCTGGACCGTATGACCGTCAATCGCATAGGTCCTGTGGTTCTCCTTGTCGGAGAATTCACTAATGGTAGTCGTAAAAGACGCCATTTCAAATACCTCATGTAAGAGGGTTAAAGGATACGTTGACTCAACAGGGCAGCAGCATCTAGGATGCGCTTCCCAGTCAAATGAACGGTTACAGACGGAACTAACTCTGGGATGCCTGCAGGAATTCGGCCCCTTCCAGAAAGGGTCTCCGAACCAAAAGCCGAACCAGTGGCGGAGTAGCCATCGATTCCCTGCGCTTCAGCTAACAGCGACGACTTGGTGGTAATTTTCCAACCAATCGAAGCTGCAACTGCGTCGCAGGATCTCTTAACTTTCCACGCACGTAGGACGTCGCCTATGGAAATAAACCAGTCGGCAACCCACGAGAAGGGAATCAATTCCCATCCGGTGGTCGGCACATCCAATAAGGCATTAACGGTCTCGGCACGAAGCCGACCCACAAACCTCGCCCTTGCGGACAAGTCGGTGGTCCTTGACCATGCTTGTACGAATTCGCAATGAACAGAGGTAGGCACCGTATCTTCGCCACTATCTGTGGTGATAACGGTATTTCCCACTTGTCCATCGACGAACCGTCGAATTGGATACTTTAAAGCCTCACGAGCAGCAGCAATATCATAATAAAGCTGCTGCCAACCATAACGCCACTGCAACCACGCGGTTCCAGCAGCCTTGGCTGTTTCCTTCCCACCCCGAAGGGCGTTAAGGATGAGGCTCTTTGCAGACTTACGGGCGTTAAGTACCATGGAAATGGTCTTCCCAGACTCGGCGAGCGTTGTAAGCGCGTCGAGGTCAGGAACTGCATCGGCCATTGCGGCCAGCAGCATAGCGTCCGTATCCACGCCAGACAAGTCCGGCGTCCCCTGATCACCTCCTGCCAAGATTGGCGGACACGCAATGAAATTTACATACGTGTTTTGGGAGGAACAGGGGCTACCGCTCTTCACCGTATGCACATCGTTGGGCTCGCATAGGAAGCGATAATCCCATCTTCGATATGCATTCAAGGGCAAAAACGCCCCCGAACGCCGCTTATCATGGAAGTGGGGTGTTTCAACCCCTGCGGCAAACCCGCTCTGCCGTTCCGAAAGGGAATAGTCCCATATACCAGTTGACCATGTCGTACAATCTGTACGCTGGCCAGAGCTGGTAACCGGCAGAGAAACATCGGGTTTGGTGTAAGAGTAGTACATGTTATCATCCGTCTTAGACCGAGGATAGCATTCTCCCCGTGACACCGTAGCAACTAGGCTACGAGTTTCGGAC